GACTTTATCAGAGGCTAGTTGGGCAAATGTATATAGAGTTCACGATACTCCAAATATGGAAAAGTTAAATGCTTTAGTTGGTGTTTGTAAAACGTTTGGATACGATATAGAAATATATGATGATTCAACTGAAATCAAAAAGACTCTAAATGGATTATTAAAAGAAATTAAAGAAACTCCTGAAGAAAATATGATTGAAACTTTAGTTACTAGATGTATGTCTAAAGCTACTTATACAATCAAGAACATAGGTCACTATGGTTTAGGATTTACTCACTATTCTCACTTTACTTCACCGATTCGTAGATATCCAGATTTAATTACACACAGAATATTACTTGATTTCTTAGATAAGAAATCTCAAGGTAATCCTGGTAAGATTGAAGAACAAGCTAAATGGTGTTCTGCTAGAGAATTAGTAGCGGCTAAAGCTCAAAGAGATTCAATTAAATACAAACAAGCTGAATATCTTTTAGATAAGATTGGAAAAGTATTTGATGGCATCGTTTCTGGTGTAACTGATTGGGGTATGTATGTTGAATTGGTTGAAAGTAAATGTGAAGGTATGGTTAGATATCAATCACTTGAAGGTAAATGGTCAGCTGATACAAACAACTACACCATAACAAGTGAAAATGGTGATAAAATCAGATTAGGAGATCCTCTTAAAGTTGTAGTTAAGTCAGTAGACTTAGAAAGAAAACAAATAGACTTTACAATATTGTAAAATGGATGGCTGGAGTGTAACAAAATCTTTTAATATTGAGTTAGATAATAATACCTTGGAACAATACGAGGAATTATTATCTAATTTTAGTAATTGGTCTGAATATAAAAGAGAGATTAAACTAAACTCTATTTTAGAAGACAAAAAGATTGAATTTACTTTAGATATATCTGGTCATGCTCACGGTGTTATGTATGTAAATGTTTTAGATGAAGACTGGTATGAAATTGATATTCTTAAAAAAGCATCATCATCTATAAAGTTTATGAAATTCATACTTAAAGGTAATAATGTTTTAGAATTAGAAATAACAATTAAAACAATGACTACCGAATGGGGTAAGATTATAAGAGAACTAATTGAATCCGGATTTGAACTAGAACTCAGACAGAATATAGTAGATAATCAAGTCAAATCTTTCTACTTCATATATCCAAAAATGACAGCATAAAAAAACCTCTCAAATTTGAGAGGTTTTTCTTTTTATAGTAAGTTTTAGAATTCAAATTCTTCACCACCTTCAGCAGGAGGAGTTTCAGGGGCGGCTTGTGCCTCAGGAGCGGCTTGAGCTTCCGGTGCGGCTTCACCACCTTCAGCAGGCGCTGCTTCACCACCTTCAGCACCACCAGCGGCACCGGCTTCAGCACCACCAGCGGCAACACCAGCAGCATCTTTAGCCCAGTATTTCTGATTTTCAGCTTTTTCTTCAGGAGTTAATTTAAATACATTATCAATTAAGTACTCAATATGGAAGTAAGGTTTATCACCATTCATAACACCAACTAATGTACCAAAGATTTCAGCTTTCTTAGACAAGTTATTTAATTTTTTCCACTCTTCAAATACTTGATTTGAGTTAAAGTTAATATCAATTTGATTTACTAAAACCTCATCATCTTTTAACTCAGGGAATTCAATTAACATTTGTAATTTCAAAGGCTTAACAATAAGTTCTTTGAAGTTAGCTCTTAATCTATTAATAAAGTTGTAGAATTTAATCTCATCTCTCGTCATATCAGCCGAGTCATTAATTAAGTTACCACCACCATTTTCTTTATCAAAACGTTGAAAAGGAATCTTAGAAGCTCTTTTTAGAGCATTGTAGAACCAAGTCAACATATCTGATTCATTTAAGTTGTGTCCTTCAGGTGAAACTAATTCCATAGCTGGTGTACCAGCATCTCCTTCAGGAAACCAAATTTGTTTGTTATAAGGCAAGTGTTTAGCACCATTAATAGTTAATGTACCCAATGAATCATCCCATTCAACTTCTTCTGAATAATCATTGATTAATTGACCAATTTGTTCTTCAGCTCTTTGTCTTGATAAACCTTTAATAGGAATAGTAAACTTTTGATAAACTGTAGCATTAATAATGTTAAACATTACTCTTGTTTGCTCAAGAATCTTTAATTGGTTATAAGGCTTAATTAAACCTTCAACATATGATGTTTCTGAATAATCATTTTGAGTAGAGTAAGAAATATAAACTAGCTGAGAATCTAAAAAGATTCTTCTTAATTGAGGATCTTCAGGAAACTGAATCCATAAGTGACCAATAGTTGGTTCAAATGCTGGAACTAAAGTATCTGGTCTTAATCTATTAAAACCAATAATATTCTTTTTCTTATCATCATAGATAATTTCTAAAGCGATATATCCATCAATAAGGAAATCCTTCATCATATTCCAAGCCGTGATACTATCAGAGAATCCAAACTTATTATAAATTTTTTCAAAATACTCTTGATACTTATCTTTAATCTCTTGTGAATAATCATTACCTAATGGTTTAGGTGAGCAGAAATCTCTTTCATCATTATAAACAATACTTTCATCGGCCAATGAACTAATAAAATCTCTAATCTCATCTTTAATAGAATACTCTCTTAGAATTCTTCTTTTATCAGCATATGCTTTATCTAAATAAGGAATTGACTTTCTATTTAATACAGAAGCTACAGCTCTTTGTGAAAAGAAGTCATACATTGAATTTCCTCTAGCCGCAAATGGATCTTCATTGATACCAATACCAACTTGATTTCTAACAATCATATCATCATAGTTCATACCATAAGATGATAAACCTCTTAAAATTCTATTAAAAAGTCCTTTATTTTCAACAGCACTATTAGTGTAGGTGAAATTATTTTGACCAGAACCAGCGTTAAATTGATTATAAGATGCCATTTATTTTAAAATAAGTATTTCGTTTATATATTAAATTTTTAATCTTCCTCCAAAACACTATTAAAAAAGAAAACCTACATTTTATTGTAGGTTTCACTTAGAGTATTATACATAGAACGTTCTCAGAACAGGTTTCAAATTCTCTGGAGCTAATCCATTCTCTGATAAGAATGATTGTAAATCATCTTGTGATTCACACAGTTTAACTATCATTTTTTGAAAATTCAAAACAGATTTTCTATCTAAAAATTTATTACCTTCCATCCAGGTTATATCTCCTGTAGGAGAAACAGATGAAGTTACTTTATGTGTATTATTACCTGATTGAAATACAGAATTCATAATCCAACCACTACCAGACTTGAATATATCTAAGCTGGTAAATTTAGCATCTGGAAATGGTCTAACATTACCAACTAATATACCAAAAGTCATACTATCAATTTCTTTTCTAGACATATCAACTGCATGAGATCTAATCTCTTTAGCTCTATCAGTTTGTCCATAAGAAGCTAACTTATCAGCAGCACTCATATATGTAGAATAATCAAGTTCTTCAAATTTTCTTAAATGTTTCATTTAAAATTGTAATTTTTATAGTGTATATATTATTTATTTACCACCATATTTTTTCGCACTATTTTGTATTCTTTTAATATGGTCTTTAAGTAAAACATATTTTTCATTAATTTGACCTCTCACATCATAAAATTCATCAATCATAGATTTCATTATCTCTTGATTTCGTTTACTCTTATCACCTATCTTAACTTTCCATATATCAAATAACTTACCAGGGTCATATTTATTCTTAGGATGAGCCGCAATTAAAAATCTTGGTACTGTTTCTACACTTATTTTATGAACTAATTTTATTTGAATAGCATTATATTCAACTAAAGCATATTCAAAGCCATATTTAATTAATTCAGAATACATACCTTCATAATCAACTTTTAGTAATCTATCCTTTTCAAAATCTTCTTCTATCATAAAATTATCAAATAAATAAGCTCTTACTTCTAACGGTATAAAATTAAAATTAACTCCAAATATTATTATTTGATTTGATATCTTTTTAAAATTAGTAACAAATACAGGTGAATACATCATCCAATTAGAATCATCTAAATAGTGAAAGTGATAAAAACCACCGGGTAGAATACTACTAACATCAACTGAGGTTACTTTATCATCAGACTTTTGATATTTTTCATAAAAATATAGTGAGTTGTTTTTGAAGTTATCAGCTAAACCATCACCATCAACCAACATTCTAATACCGATTCTATCTACTAATTCTCCCATGGAAATCTGTTTTCTTTTATATATAAAATAAACTAATCCAAGGTATGTTAAATTCAAAACCAAATAACGCCAACTATAATCAAGGTAACTATATACCGAAATACAAAGACAAAGTAATTAAATTAAACACTCAAGGTGGTGTTTACTATAGAAGTTCTTGGGAAAAGAAGATAATGACTTGGTTAGATAATAATAAAACTATCACTAAATGGGGTGCTGAGTGTATGAGAATACCTTATCAAATGACACACTTTGACAACGGTGATACTAAAGTAAAAGAACATTGTTATTATCCTGACTTCTACTATGAGATGAGAAACTCTGAAGGAGTACTTAAACAAGTTGTTGTAGAGGTTAAACCGTTCAAAGAGTACAAGATGGTTCAAGACTTAAATGAAGGCAATCTGGTCGTTCCTGAGAATGGAATGAAGAAGTTAAAAAACTTTGAATATGACCTTAAAATGGCTTACAAGAATAAGAACAAATGGGAAACAATGATTAACTGGTGTAATAAGAAAGGTTTTGAGTTCATCATTATCACTGAACAACATCTAAAGAAGTTTAACCTTTAATTTTAAAAATCAGTATTATAAGTATAAAGATAAAAGATATACTTGGTAGAATATTAGTCCAAATTATATAAAGTCTTCTACTTAAATGGTAAAATGGAAATCTAACTAAATGTAAAATTGTTAGAAATATAAACAGATTTGATTGTGAAGACCAAATACCTACAATCATCCAAACCCAAAACATAATTCTTAATAAGTAATGAGCTATATCTAACTTAGTTGATGATTTAACATCTAAGTTTTTAAAGTTAGTATCTAATTTTGATTTATTAAAAACATAATAAATCTCATTCAGAGCAAATAAAATTGATATTAAATAAAATAGAATTATCATATAGTGGCTTCGTTAAAGATTATTTCTTCAAATTTTAACAAATTTTGAAAAGAGTTTTCAGGAAGTTTAACACTCTTATCATTAAGTATCATATTATATAGCTTATCTTCTACAAAAACTTCTATACATTCTCCAACAATTCTATCATATTGATTAGGAACTAATGAAATATCTCTTCCCCTATAAATAGAGGTAACAAAAATATCTCTTTCTTTTAAATTTATATGCAATGAACACCCATCACTAAGAAATCCTTCTTCGGTGTTAGATTCTTCCCAAAGTTGTAAAAATACTTTATTCATTTTTTTAAATTTTGTATTTATTTTAGTAATAATGTTAAACAAAGTTTAGCAAAATATATAAAATAAAAAAAACAAATCATTTATGAATAATACCAAATTAGAGTACATTTGGCTTGATGGTTCTAAGCCTCAACAAATTAGAAGTAAAACTAAAATTGCTTCGGAAATTAATTCAATGAATCCAGCTGACTATCCAGTATGGTCTTTTGATGGAAGTTCAACATTACAAGCTCAGGCAGGTAAAGGTAAAAATACCGACTGTTTACTAAGACCTGTATTTGTAACTTATGATCCTTTTAGAAAAGGAACAAACAAATTAGTTTTCTGTGAAGTTCTTAATCCAGACGGATCAACACATGAAACAAATAACAGAAGAGCTTTATCTAAAAAAGTGAATGAGTTAGGTGTTAGTTCTGGCGACAAATTAGAACTTCCTTGGTTTGGCTGGGAACAAGAATACACTCTTACACACAAGCCAATGATTCCATTTGGTTCAGGCGAAGGTATTCCTTTAGGATTTACTTTAGATTCAAATAAATCACCAAGACCTCAAGGTGACTACTACTGTGGTATCGGCTCTGATAACGTAGTTGGTAGAGACATTGTTGAAGAACATATGAATATGTGTATGGAAATTGGTTTAGATATCTCTGGTATTAACGCTGAAGTTCTTTTAGGACAATGGGAGTATCAAATTGGACCGGTTACTGCTTTAGAAGGTTCTGACCAATTATGGGTTTCTCGTTATCTATTACAAAGAGTTGCTGAAAAGTACAATGTTAAAGTTTCTTTACATCCTAAACCATTAAAAGGTGACTGGAACGGAACAGGTTGCCACGTTAACTTCTCTACTAAAGAAATGAGAGAAGAAGGTGGATTAGACATCATCAAAGAAACTATGGTTAAATTAGAAAAATTCCAAAAAGAACACATTGCTGTTTATGGATTACACAATGACCAAAGATTAACTGGTGCTCATGAGACATCAAGTATCAATGAATTCAGTTACGGTTTCTCTACAAGAGATACATCTATCAGAATTCCAGCTCAAGCAATTGTTGAAGGCAAAGGTTATTTTGAAGATAGAAGACCTGCTTCTAACTGCGATCCTTACCAAGTATCACTTAGAATGTTACAAACAGTTTATTCTGAAGTTGAGGTTTCAACAGAAGCATAACATAAATGATTATAAAGTAAAAATCCACTCAATTGAGTGGATTTTTTATTTTAAAGATGTTTTGAATTTTTTCCTTTCGTCTTTTCTGTCTTGAAGGAAATATAGTTATAGGTATGCTACTAGCACTAAATGCTGGTGTCATAACTATATCAAATGTTTTTATATTAAAGTGAGTGAAGTCCTTGTCCATCATTTGAACCTTCAATTGAGATTAATTTGATTAAGTGTTCGTTATCACCTTTCTTTTTATAAAGTTCGTTATAACCCTTAGCGATTCCTCTTTTGAATACCTCGGTAAAGTATGCGAACGCATTTACTGATTTATCTTCGTTGAAATTATACCAGTTTTGGAACATATCTAATAGTCCTGATTGGTAACAGTCTAACTTATCGTCATTGGACCAATATCTCATTTTTTTGATTGTTTTTTTGGCAAGAAGTTCTAACATTTTCTCTGCATTTCTTGTTAGTTTGCCTTGTGCTTTTGATACGATAACTTCAATGTATAAGTCTTTATTGTTTAGGTACATTCATAATACTTATTTTTTTAAGGTTTCTAGGAATAGACACCTTTGTTTCATGCTTTCATGTTATATACATGCATCATGAAAAAGTTTATATAATAAAAAAAATCCTCAAATTTCTTTGAGGATTTTTATTAATATTAAGTATTAAAGTTTAATTCTTTCGTTATATTGAAGTTCCTTAGTAGCTTGTAATTCAGTATCTAAGTTTTCTCTTCTTTTCTCTAAGTTTTTAAGAGCTGTAGTTAAAACTTCTGATTCACCAATCATTTGGATAGAACCTTTAACTTTAGAAATGTTAAAATTAACATCTTCAAGTTTCAAAGTGATTTCTCTTTCTTTGTCTTCTAATTTTCTCTTAACGATTAATTCTTTATCTAATTTATTTTCAAAGAAATAAGTTAAATCATAGTTTAATTCGTTTCTTACTTCGTTTACTAATTCTAAAGCTGATTCGTATTTGAAGAATGAGTTACCATATCTCTCATCACATCTGTAAACAAAAGTATTGTTTTTGTAATTGAAAGCAAATAATTCTAAGTAAGGATTGATTAAGTTGTTAACTCTTTTAACAACATCTAATTCTACAAATTTATCTAAGTTTTTAGACACTTCAAGTAAAATAGGATAAAAGTTTTTATTAACGATAGGAATGATAGGGGAAGAGAATAAAGACTCTAATGTAGTTTCGTCATTCATCTCATCATCATTGATGAAAAGATTATTTTTCTTACCAACAGAAAGACCAATAGTTAAATATTCAGAAATTCTG